TGCCAAGAAACGCGTAAAGCGTCGTAGCATTACTCTTGTAAAGCGGGTTCAGTAGATAACAAGTTCATATGCACTACTACTAAGTGTGCATAAGCTATGGCGTGACTACGCTTGAATGCATAACCATCTTCACTACTTGACCATACATCTTTAGCAACCTCGGCCCAAGACTTACCAATCAAGTGCTTTTTTCCCGGTCTAATAACACTTAGAAACATAGCCATTCTTGGTATCGTATCTATAGATTCTGGCATTGCAATCATACTATCGTAGTGTCGTCCAATATGAATCAGTCGTTCAAAGAACTGCTTATCTTGCAACTTAGACCAATCTGGGTCCTGCATTAGTTGAGCTAAGTGCTGCTCGTCGCGAACATGCTTATACACAAATACATTCAGCATGTCAAGCTTCATATATCCGCGTTCTTCAGCTTGCTGATAAGTGATTGCACAGCAGTCGCGAATAGGATCATATGGCACATCAGTACAATAGACTCCAGTATTGTGTCTGCGAATACTAACACCATCACTCATAGTAGCATGCGTGATGTTTATGTGTTGCAACAATACGTCACGATCACCAAAGTCAATATCAATGTCTGAGCTAAACTTCATAGTCCTGCTTGATGTATAAGTGATTTTACTTCTGCAACCACATCACTATGTCGCTTGAACTTGATGTTCCACTTTTCAGTGTCAATGTAATCCCAGATCAGTGTTCGCTGATCTTCGTTGAGTGTAGACAAGAACTCATTTCCACTTTCAGTAAAGTATAGCAGCCAAGGACTGATATGCCCAGTGGTGATTAGATGACACAGCTTGTTCTTGCTTGCATAACGTAATACATCACGCAGTTGCAAGTTCTCTGTATCAGCAAAGCTAATCAGAGTTTTTACACTACGACCAATAGCGTCAAATGCATCTTCGGTTTTCAAGTATTCAACTAGATATCTGGTGTAAACTCTATCGCTGTCCCAGTTATCTATCGGTACATTGTTCTTGAGCAAGTGCTTGATGTATTCTTGCGTGTTGACTACATTGATATCGCAACAATAGTTTCCAAACTTTACGAATGCACTGTAATACGGACTACTGATGAATGCCGCGAGATCACGCTTTTTTCTACTAGGCTGACAAGTAGCATAGAACTCAATCCACGCATGAAATGCTATTCTGTTTCCAGGACGATCACGATCCTGCCAGCGGCGTTTTTGCTCGCATAGATGTTTTACCAGAGTGCTCTCGCGAACAAATGTTCTAGAACAATGTTCGCAAGTATTCAGCAACTGCTGTTCAGTCAATACCGCATTCTTTTTCATAAGCTTGAACGTCTGTGTTGTCAACTAGATTAGATAGAACTGCAATGTCATCCAGCTTTAGTTCTGGATGAAAGCTTGCTAACTTTACTCTGTGATTGAGTAGTTCAGTCATGTATGTAGCAGTAGCATCAATTTCATCTGCACTATCGTTCTTGAATATTTTAGTCAAATAGTCACTGATATCTTTCTTCTTTACTGTTTCGCGTAGCTCACCAGTCTTAGAAGATAGATGTGGAATCCATGCATGAAACTGTTTTCCGAGTCCTGGACTGCTTGCACAGAACATTAACCACTGTAGCTCTGGATGATTCTGTATAGTGTCATTGAAGATGTACTTGTTAGCACAGATATCAGTGCTCATAACATAGTACGATGACACTTCGCTATTTGCTTTTACAGAACTATTCCAGTGCAACACCATATAGGGAACAAACTTTTTGCGTTGTTCTTCGGTTAGATTGCTGAACCAGTTATAGTTCTTACGATCTATTTGTTCAAGTGCCACAAACAAGTCAAACTCAGTTTGCTCAAACTTGTCTTCGCTGTTAGTCTTTTTAGTTGCCACGATCAGTGAACTCTACTAACTTTACGGTTGCATCTGGGAAACTATTGAATAAATCGTCTTTGACTATCTGTGTTATCTCGTCACACCCAGATTTCCCAATCAATGCTTCCCAATACTCATCGTATCCTTCGGTTATTGTGACTTCAAATCTGTATGTTTTCATGTTAGAACGCCTGACTAAAATCCACTACTTCACAGTTCTTGCTAACCTCTTTGACAAAGTAAATGCAACGAGGTTTGCGTCCTTCTTCAATCGGTACACACAAGAACTGTCCATTTCTAAGTCGCGGTGCATACCATGTTACATCATGATATACATCAACTATCTCTATGTCAACAAAAGTGGGCCTAAAGCTGCTTAGCGGATTGAACTCATATGCTTTGAAGCCACGATCATTGATGCTTGTAAGTGGAACTATTTCCAAATCGCCAAAGTCTGGCTCGCCAATCAGTATTTGCCAGTCTAGTGGCATTTTGATTGTGCAGTCATCAACGCGCAACACTAATGCTGGGCTGTTGAATGTTTCCAAAAAGATAAGCGGAATGTAGTGATAGTCTACATTCTGCGGATTGCTGTTGTCCATAATAGCAAAGCGTAGATCATCTACTTCTTCTGGTAGATTCTCTAGATTGTATTTGGTGTTTTCTAAAAGTAATATATTCATTTGTATTCTAACTTTTCCATAGTGTAGGGGTAGTTCTGCTCGCGATAAAACTCTTTGCGTTTTGTTAAATGTCGCTTTGCGAACTTGCAGTTGCTTGTTATGTCCCAGATTTGCACGAAGTCTTTATCTTCAGCTTTTCTAATGCCTCGTCCAATACTTTGGATAACCCGCACAAAGCTTTTTCCGGGCTCCAAAAGAACCAGATTAAAAATACGAGGGATATTAATACCCACAGCGGCCACACCATAAGTCGCCACAATAATCTTGTCACTACTAGTTGCAACTTCATCATACTCTTCTTTACGCTCTTTTAGTTTGGTCTTTCCTCGTATGAATACGCTGTTAGATAGTCTGCTTACTAACTCTTCTCCAGCAGCAACACGATCTACTAACACAAGTGTATTGCCTGTTTCTACTATACGCTCTACTAAGCTGCATATAGTGTCTAGTCTGTTCTTATCGCTTAGCAAGTAAGATAGCTCACTTTGATAATCACGATACTCAACGCCATCTTGTGTTTGCACTATGTTGACATGACACTGTGCTAGTACACCTGCTTCTTGTAGCTCGCTTGCACTAAGCTTGTTGATTAGTGGGCCAATACAAGTGAATAGTGCCGTGCTGGCATACTGCTCTTTGGGTATAGTTCCAGTTAGTCCCCAGCGTATAGGTATCTGTGACATAACGCCGCTCAACAACACTTTGAGTGCATCTGCTTTTGCACTGTGTGCCTCATCAATCATAATGCAGACTACATCTTCAATGAAGTCGTGAATAGTGATATCTGCTTCTCCATTCTTAGTGTTCTTGAGTAGATTATTTAGGCTTTGCCAAGTGCATATGGTATGTTTGTGACCAGATTCTTTGCGATCACCAAAGTACACACCTACATCCAGTCCCAGATTTCTGTAGTCAGCTTCGGTTTGTGTGACCAGCGACTTGTTTGGAACCACAACTATGGTTCTACCAACTGGCTCACAGCAGTATGATAATGCTGCAGAAATAATCGTCTTCCCGGAACCTGTAGCCACTTCTTGTATGCTTTGCGGATTGTTCAAGAAGTTGTTGATAATCTCAACTTGATAGTCACGCAGCACTATAGGCTGACCTGCCATTGGATGGCCCTGTGGCCAGTTCTTGTTGCTAAAGCTAGCTTCGCTGATTGTGGCAAACTCAAACTTGGTTTGATAAGTGCGTAGATCGTCCAACTCTATGTCGTAGTTGTCCTCTTCTAGCATAGGGATAATCTGCTCTAGCAGATTGATGTATGTGCTACCAGATAATCCAAAATAAGATACCTTACCATTCCAGCGTCCTAGTCTAACGCTAGGCAGATACTTGGCACCAGGAATCTCGTATTCAAACTTCTTGACTAGTGCTCGTCTGGTGTCTAGTTCCAATCCCTCTATCTTGCAGTTGACTTCATCTCGTATTACTATTTTGCATGTTCGCATCTGTCAAGTGTAGCGCAGTCGCAACACGCTTGTCAACACTTATGGATCACTGACCTAGTTCTTCCAGATTTACATAACTGATTGATATGTTATTCAGTGCGGCAGCCAGTGCTCTGTGGTTTCCATCTATAACTCTATCGTTGCACACTACGATGATTTTGTTAGATAGATGTGGATCGCTACGCAGTTTGTTTAGATAGTTGGCGCGTTCATCGTCAAGCATGTCAACCAGTTCATCTAAATGCTCTACACGATACTGACTAAGTAACATTAGCTTTAGCTTGTATGATGGCATAGTATGCACAGTTAGCTGCTCGTCAAGTTCATGTGGACGAACATAGTCCCAGAACTGCTCGTTTCGTTCAGGCCAGTTGCCTGAATACAAGATGTTCAACGTTGTAGTGCTTTCAAGCAGTATGTCGGCTATCTTCATCTTGTATTTAGCAAAGCAAAAAGCCCTCGCAGTGAGGGCTTTGATTGCAGCATATTTCTATCAGGTACGCATGCAAGTCTCGCGGGCAAGTCCGCGCCAATCGCTGGCATCAATGCGAACCAGATCGGCAATCTTGAGCGACATACGCAGCGAGATTTCGCGCATCTTGGAACGGTTCTCCCACATGAAGTCCAGAATCTGGTCCGCTTCGTCGGACTCAAACTCGTAGTCAGCGAACAGACCGCCAACCACATCCTCGCTGGCATCCTTGTGCACCTGCTTGATGCGAAGCATCTTGTCACGCTCGGTGTTGATGGTCAGATCCAGATAG